CCACCGAGTGTTATCCCTCTTGGCTTCCCTGACGACACAACGAAGTACACGACATTTTAACAAACTAATAATTAAAGGTCAACATGTCTAGCTTCATCAACACATTCCTCAACTCTCCTATCATCAGCAACCAGCGTGATAAACTCTTTGCGAACCTTTGTGCCACACGCATTGGGGAACCACCCCCTTACCCATTTCCTCAACATGAACAACGCACAGTGAGCCAGTACCTTCAGCGGATCAAGGATCGTGACATTGAGACTATGAATCCCGGCGACTATTATTTTATGGACTCACTGCTGCCAACTAACGTCGATACAGATGTCATTAGTGATGCAGCAGCCATTGCAGAGCGTATTACAGAGATGTTCAATAGTGGTCTCACTCAATGGGGTTTACCTCATGGGGCTGAGCACTCTCTTCACCGTATTGGAACTGCTAGTAAGAATGCTATTCCAGAGTGGTCCAGGATGATTACACTCAAGAAGATGGTGGATGCCATCTCAACCAGGTGGTCACGATCAGACACACGCGTCCGACCAGGATCCACGCCACTCTTCTCGTGGTATTCTGATTGCTCAACAGTTCTTATTATCCCCACAGAACATGAAACGACATGGTTGATCTCATACGATCAGCTCCTGATGTTTAAGGATATGTATTACTCACGCTTCAATGCTCTCGTAGCTGCTTACCAGGTATATGGAAACAGGGAGTTACCAGATACTTTCCGCAGGATTTTCCATTGGTTCACCAAATGTTTAGTCCGCTACCAGAACGCTGGGTACGGCATAGGAAAGCAAGTGGAGGCACTCACTATCAGCTGGATTTCCGGAATGTCTGATGACCTCCTTGGAAAGGACTTCATGATCACCAGGATGACATCTGTGATTAGGGAGAAAGAAAAAGACCTCGGGGGAATTGGTCCTTACCTGGCGGATGAGTTGACATCTATCCTCAAGGAGATAGATAGGCTTGATTACTGTGTGGAGGTATTCGGTACTCAGAAAATGTTCGGTCATCCCTTAGTCGATCCTACAATTGGGGGAGATAAGGTGAGAGAAGAGGCACGTAAAGTGGTTAACACTAGTCCCATAGATATTGCCTTGTTGCGGTCACGATTCTGTTACATGTACACCGAAGGGTACATCAGGAAGAATGGAGAATGGCCTCCTCTCATCTTTTCTGAAGAAGGACGACAGACCCAGCTATATCACCTCTTCTACACCAATGAAACCAAGATCTCACTCTTGAGTTACGACCAATTAGAGTGGCAGCATGTTAGATTTGCAAAGCATTTTGATTTTGATTATTATATCAACTTCCTTGATCTTGTTGACGACAAAGCAATATCTCTCTACCGATCCAACATGGCTGCAACATGGGACAAGAGAGTTCCTCCAAAGAGTCACAAGAGACTACTCCTGGAGATGCTTAACCAACCTGAGATATCAGTTTTCAAGATTGTTCAGCAGGTCTGCAGCGGGCACATCCCTTTCGATTGGTTTATTGTATCCTTATACCCGAAAGAGAGAGAGTTCAAAACTGCGGCCCGCATGTTTGGAATGCTCGTTCTCGAGATGAGGATGTTCTTCACTGCGACTGAAGCAAATTTATCCGAGTTTGTATTCCCTTACCTCCCTTGTCAGACAATGACACTGTCTAAGGATGAAATAGAGGGACTCTTCCACCGAGTCACGGATGTAGCCCTTGATGAAACTTACGCACGCCTCTTCCTTGTAATTGACTTTTCGAGTTGGAACCTCCATTGGGATGCAATAACCGTGGACCCCATAGGCACAACCATAGAACAGATGTGCGGGATCCCAGGGCTGTACACTGTTGTGCACCATTTCTTCATCCAGTGTGTTATGCTAGTCCGCACACAGGAGTGCCGTCCAGAAGGACTTGAGGAGGCATCCCGGGATGACCCTACTATTCCGATACCGGAGTCCTCCCTCTTATGGTGCAACCACAAAGCTGGGATTGAAGGGTTGTGTCAGAAGATCTGGACGTGCTGCACTTATCCAATGGTTGACCTAGCAGTCTCTCACTATGGGTACAAGTATTACCTGATTGGACAAGGCGATAATCAAATCCTCCTCTTCTACATTCCTCGGGGCACAGGTCCAAATGAGCGCAGGAATATTCAAGACCTGGCAGATGCAATCCTAACGACGGTGGTCACCACCAGTGAGCGTTATGGTCAGGACGCTAAGCTTGATGAGTGTGTGGTTTCGACCAACACTGTGAGTTATAGCAAGAACGTCTATGTGGATGGTGTGCCATACTACACCTCCTGTAAGGCCTTTAGTCGAGTTTTCCCTAACGCCTCTGATGATTATCCGACTGTAACCAATATGGCCAGTGGATTATCCAGTCAGTGTCTCGCGGCGTCTGAATACCTTAAGTACCCTCTACACGGATACACACTATGGCTCTTCCATTTCTCACTCTACTTACTCTCTTGGCGGGTATCAATTCCCACCGAAGCACAATCTATAGGTAAATTGACTCTTAGCAAGATGACTTTGTCTATGGTTTATGCCCTCTGTATTCTACCGCGCTCCCTTGGTGGACTCCCTGCTCTACCGTGTGTGGCTTTTCTATACAAGGGAGGAGCTGACCCTCTATCCAAGGATTATTCCAGCCTCAAGATTCTGCAAAGACACTCTGCTGTCACCAGAAGATTAATCTATGGGATTAAGACGATGGATTGGTTTGATAGAAGCCCGGATCCTGAGGCCCTCATTGATGACCCATATTCACTCCCCATAATATCTCACACTACAGTCGAGATGGCGATGTATAATGAGAGTCTACAGCGTGTCAAGGCGGTCACAAAGAACCTGGCTATCAAGGCTGTACTGTCCGACTCTGTCGGTGATTATGAG